TTAACAACAATAGTTAATTGCATAGCAAATGACATTCTATCATTCTATACCTGGATGATTTGTACCGAAGAGAGAGACCTTTCCGTCTATCGCTCAAATTCAACTTTGGTTACCTTCGGTGATGATAAGGCCCAATCTGTCTCTGATGCATACAAAGATAAATTTAATTATTTTACTATGAAATCAGCAATGACAGATATAGGCCATACTATCACTCCTGGTGCTAAGGATGGAATAGAGCGAGCTTTTTGTTCCATAGACCAAGTACAGTTTCTTAAGAGAGGCTTTATCTGGTTAGATGGAATGATGGTAGCACCTCTTCTACAAAGATCAATAGAATGTCCGTTCGTTTGGACACGCATACAACAGGGAGAACTTGATATATGGGAAAATCTAACAAATGCCCATATTATGGAAGCTGTACTGCATGGCAAAGAATATTACGATTCTTTCATTGAAAAACTCTCACGAGGAAAAAACAGTGATTTGAATTGTTATCTAGCCAGTAGTTTAGCCCCATCTTTCGAAGCTGCAAAGCTTCGATATATACGCTCATATAATGAGTGATATCAAAGAATTAATATTCTCCCAAGACAGTACTTTATTTGAGGTACTGGATACGCTAGAAGTCCCAGCTCTCGCGAGTGAGGTCAATAGTGTAAATGCTAGAGTTGATACTCTAGCTGATCAACTTGTCCAATTAGGGCGAGTTGTAGATATAAATCAAGCAGTCTTAAACACCGAGATAGTGAATGTTAACACTCGTGTTGACAATCAAGAGCTTGAGATCACTAGTATCCGAACAACTACACAGGGTATTAGTCAGTCTCTTGCAGTTTTGGACAATCAAGTCCAAAATCTTCAACTATCTCAAAATTTACTGAGTGGTCGTGTTACAACGTTAGATAATGACGTTTCTCTTCTTGAAAGTCGAGTAACAACATTAGATAATGAAGTTTCTTATTTCAATGGTCGAATTACAACTTTGACTAACGACATAGCAGCAGTGGATCAGAAAACTGGTCTTTTACGTAGTGATGTCACAAACATCTATGGCATCCTATCCACTCAAGGTGGAAAGATCACTACTTTAGAGGACAATTATAATACACTGAGG